AAACCCGGTGAACCCAATAACTGCATCGGATGAATCATCGCGCACCCATTATATTCAATCGAGATTGTTAGTTAATATGGCAATATAAATGCACACTCCAGTGAAACGTAATTTGGTAAAAAGGCTATCCATGCCCGATTTAGCCTTATGTTACGTGTTTATATTGTCGGAAATATTGAAGGGCAGCGGTATCCGTGAGGAACTGCAGGAGGATGCTTTCGAGCAAACTAAAGTTTCAGGCCATGTCAATACGGCTAGTAGCAGGAATGAAATGGAAGCGTCACTTGGCTAACTCACTACGTAAGGCCTTCTACTAGCTGACCATATTAGCTAACAAGTCTTTTACTTTACAATTAGTCAGCAATTAAGAGGTATGTCGTGAACGTTTATAGGGTCCTGAATTTCACTCACGCGATTGGAGCAATGAGCCAATACCGAGGACTTAATAATCTATGATACTAGTAGTGTTAAATCAGATACGTACGATTGTTGGCTAATTATAGTGTAAAAGCATCACTTTTTAGTAGCTTATTGAATGCTTGCACAGAGCGAAAAATACAGTCTTCATCAATTGACGCGACCCACTCACTATCCACTAATACCCTTAGGGGTATTTTTTGGTTGATATAAATATGACGCTAACACAAACAATAAAAGTTGTAAATATCAATTTTGGTATAATAAATACAGATACCAAAGATTCTATTATAAGAGCGCTATAGAGTATCATACTCAAAAACAAAACGAACATTAAAAACAAATGAGGTTTGTGTGAAAAACAAAGTAGCAAAAAACCAAATGAATGTACAAGTTGAACGAAGTTCTTTCATCGATGAAGGAGACGGCGTTGTATCATTCCCTGGTGGGCTTACTATCACAGACAATACCTTACAACGTAACGGCACAAGATACGATATAGATTCAATGGACATATCGAAGTATGGTCATCAGCTAACAAGCGACCATGAAGATAAGCTCGAGAATCTAATCGGTGAAGTTATTGGTGTAACTAAAGATGGATACAAAGTAACGATTGATAAGATTCGCTACGCTATCAATGAGAGCGCATCTGGGCGACTAGCCTATGATCTTCTCACTGGTGGATTTAGCAAAAACTTCTCGATTGAGACTATCGGTATGCCACCTGACGAGAATGGTGTCTATTGGGATGCAGAACTCGTTGGTCTGTCCCAAGTAGTCACTCAGAACAATTATAACGCTAGCCTTAATCAGTTAGTACATAATTCACTTGAAAGTTCGAAAAAAGCCGGGCTAGATATAGATGGAATCGAAGAAGCAATTCTTGGTGAACATTCTAGCACAGTGAAAACAAACAATGAAGTTGAAGGTGCAGTACACACCCTTGAATCAAACGAGAAAACTGTTCAGGTTAAGCTCAAAGTTGATACCACAGAAGTAGAGAATGCTATCGCTCTTACTAAAGAACTCAACGAACTAATTCAAGAGACAAGTGTCGAGAACTCAGTTCCCGCATCTAAGACGCTCCCACTAGCTGACAAAAGCCGCGAATGGGATTCATCTATGGCAGAAAAACGGGTGCGAGCCTGGGCCACTGGTGAAAATGACAAATTGGACTTTAAAAAATATGGTAAAGCATTCTTCTACTACACACCAGATGACGCTGGTACGCTTGGAGCTTATAAGCTTCCATTCGCAGACATCGTTGACGGTGAACTAGTAGCAGTATGGCGAGGTGTGGCAGCTTCTATGGCGGCACTTAATGGTGCACGTGGAGGTTTAGATGTTCCAGATTCTGAACGTCAAAGCATATACAATGCTATAAAGGTTTACTATAAGAAATTTAAAGAAACACCACCATCTCTTGCGAAGAATTCCGTCGCTAAGGATGATGTAGAAATAAATAAACAGGAAAACAAAATGGACGAAGACAAAAAGGTAGAAACACCTGCTGTTGAAGAACCAAAGGTTGAGACTCCAGTAGTTGAAGCTCCAAAGGAAGAGGTTAAGGTTGAAGAACCAGTTGCCGAAGCTCCTAAGGTAGAAGAAGCTCCAAAAGTTGAAGAACCAAAGGTTGAACAACCAACTGTTGACCAAAACGCTCTAGCTGAAGCAGTTAAAAATGCTGTAGCTGAAGTCACAACTGGCCTAAAGGCTGATTTTGACAAGCAACTTGAGTCAGCACGAGAGGAAGCTAAGAACGCTTTCGATACAGCTGCTCAAGCACCAAAATTCAAAAAAGAAGAGACCGCAAAAGTGGAAAAAACTGAAAACAAATACACAAAGATGAGTTCTGAAGAGCGATACGACGCTCAGGTATCAGCTGCTTGGAACGCCATTAAGGGCAACAGCCTCCCAGCTTGGGAAGAACTCCGACAAATCAACGAAGTAAACCTTGAAGCAGGTAAAGAAAAGGGTATCTACCGAAACTCTATGACTCTTGCTGACATCGGTAACTTCGTTATCTCTCCAGAACTTTACACAACAATCGTTGGTGTACGTAATGACTACACAGCGCTTCTAAGTGCAACTAACTGGACAGAAACTGACTCAATCTCATTCGCATGGACAGAACGCGTTGGTGACATCAACATGCAAAACGTTGCATTCTGTGATGACGGTGAAGATGGTAACCTTAAGCCAATCAGTGAATACGGTACAGTTGTACACACTGAAGACCTAGAAGAACTTGCTGCTGTATCAGTAGTATGTACTGCTGCAACTCGTTTTGCTGCTGTTGACCTTCTACAAGACGTTGCTCAAGGGTACCGAACTGACTACGACCGCAAGCGTGCACAACTTGTTATTGCTAAGCTTGAACAAGCTGTTGATGCAACTGGTAACTCTGTTCCATACGCACCATCAAACGACGCAAACGCTCTAACAGTATGGCTACAAGCCCTTACTGAAATCTCTGACACTACTCTAAGTGGTACACTTATCTTCAACGCACGTACGTTCGCTGAACTTAAGGCACGCGCCCTACGAGCAGGTGTTAACGGGCCTCTTGCTGAAATCCTAACTGGTGGTGGAATCCCAACAATCTTCGGTATGCCATTTATTGTTGTACCAAACGATCTTCTACCTTCACTAGGTGGTACTGACTCAGTTACTGTACAAGTAAACGGACAAAACGTTGTAATCAACCACGCTGTATTCTACGCTGACCTTACTCAGTTCCGCGGACGAACAAGTGGTGGTCTACAATACGACATCTCAAGCCAAGCTTCATACGAAGATGGTGGTGTTGTTAAGTCTGCTTACCAACGAAACGAATTGGTTCTACGTGGATCATTCTTCCGTGGTGGTGCATTCCTAGACCGCAACAAGGTTGCTGGTATCCGTCAAGGTACAGCTAACGTATCCTAATCGATACCTTAGTTAAAAACAAACAGTAACAAAAAGAGGATTTAAGAGTGAACATTGATAAGTACACCGAACTTACGGGCAAAACGGTTCCTGAATCACAACAGGCTGAATTCAACGCAATGATTCGTCGTACTAAAGCGATGCTAGAAACATTGCTCGGGTTCACTCTTAAACCTAAGAACCTTTACAATGAATTGGGCAAGGCACAGCAAGATTGTGCTTGTCCAAATGTAGAAACATCTAATTTACTTCCTGCAGACGAAGAACAAGGTGTCATCAAGCTATTTACCTACAATAAGCTTGATAGATACTTCCATGTTGACCCGTTCAAGCAGATATATAGCGTAAAGCTCGTATACGGAAAGAATGATGCTGAATTCGTGACAATGAAGACGCTTACTAACGCTAAGCCGCAATTTGGGCGTGATGGTGTAGGAAACTATATCGAAAAGTGCCTAGAATGCCTATGCGATTGTGAGTGTGATGATTGTGTACAACTAGCCGTGGATGCTGACTGGCTGGACTGTTATCCAGATGATCTTATGTATCTCTGGTGTGACATGATTGACTATCAAATCGATTGCTCTAGAGACTTGAAGTCACAGAGCGTTGATGGACACTCTTGGACTAAGACAGATACTGCCGTAAAGTCACCTGAGTTGCTTCCTCACAACGTCCTACTACTAAAGCGATACGCTGGGCCGTATGGCTCGGTAGTGGTGATGCCAACATGAGTAAGTATCTTTGCTATAAAGACACGGTTAAACTCGTTGATACAACCGCTCCTGATGGATATGGCGATACTGACGTAGTAGAGCTGACAGACTTAGCTTGTGACTTCTTCCAACACACTGGACACGGTCACTCTAACCAAGTAGATATTGTCAACTCTGACGCTTACGCATACATTGACTACACGAATCCTGAAGTGTCATCTCGCTCATACAGACTCGAAGGCATGAATATCGTAGCTAACCCATTCAACTTTGTTGACGGGGAAAGCTGGTACAAGATTACCAAAGTAATTATCGCTCAAGATAAACTTCGATGTAACCAGATTGATAATGTCCGTATCTTCTTGAAGAAAACAGAGGCCCTCTAATGGCTTATATAATACACGATAAGACAGCTAATATCCAGACGCATATGAAGACCAATGTACCGTTGGCTATCAGATTTATGCTGAACGATATAAAAGAGATTTCCACTCCTATAACACCTATGTTAACGGGAGATTTGAGAAGAAACGTAGTGGTCAGAGCTGGTGGCAAGCGCGGTTCAATCAAATGGGGCCAGAAGTATGCTGAATACCAAGAGCGCGGATACACCTCTGGTGAAGTAAAAAGATACACAACTGCTGGAACTCAGGCGCACTTCGCAGAGGAGTCAGTAGTGAAAGTAACACGAAACTCAGAAGATTACTTCAGAAGGGCTAAGGTTGGTTCATGACAATCACTCAGTCTTTCATACAGTGGTTAGAAGACCAAGGTGTCGCTACATTTGGACAGGACTTGTATTTACGCCGAGTACCAGATTCAAAAGATACGCCAAGTTCGTGTTATTGGATTATACCTTCGGGTGGATTTCCAATATCAAAGAACAAAACTGGAGAGATGCTCAAGCAATATAACTTCCTTATTAACTACCGCAGTGTAAAAGCTAGGGAAGTCGAAGAAAAGTTATACGCTCTAGAAGAGCTAATAAACTGCCAGGATTGCTTGGAACTTGAAGGCTATCAGGTTCTTAGTGTAGAAGTTGACGTCTTTCCAGATGATGGTGACATTGATGACGAAGACCGAGAAACAGGACTTCTACAGGTAAATATAAAAACTTATAAACAAAGGTGCTAAAAACAGATGTCAAATCTAGTAAAAGGTAACTTCGAAATTAAGTGGGGCGCTAACACTCTATATGACATTAGCGAAGTCTCACTCGATTACGAGCAAAACTCAAACGACTACGAGACTGTACAGGGTGGTACCTATACAGTTGAAGGTGCTATAAAGGCATCAGTAACG